TGAAAATAAAATAATCCAAGATTGCAAGCTCGCCCATCTCAAGCTCATTGATGAGAAGCTGGAGGGGATTGAACGTAAATTAATTTTAGCTCATGATTTGTATTACGCAGAATTGAAAGGTTCATATGAGCCTGATGAGTATATAAAAAAGTTATCCGAAGCCATCAAAACACACTTTAGGGGGGAGAGATGAATACTTGTGGAGAAGTTTTAGGGGGTTCCGACGGTTATAGAATGATTTGTGGGCACATTTGGTGTGGTTCTATATGCCAATGTGATAATTGTAGAAGAAAAGATTTACAAGATAGAATTTTAAGAAAGCAAGAAAAGTTGTTGGATAAACAATTAAATGAGGTAAAGAAATGAAACAAACTTTCGAGAAGTATCTACAGGATGTTTTTGCCAAGCAATACGTCGGCACAGATGACGATATGGTTGACGCCGAAAGCGATTGGCTACAGAACTTATCCGTTGAAGATTGGATTTCCTACGCCGAGAAGTGGGCGGAAGGGAATGTGCCGAGCGTGGAAGATGCTAAAAAATTAGCAAATAAGATATTGGCAACACACATCCACAAGATAATCATGGAAGATGAATTAAAAGGAAATGAAGAAGATTGTATCTGTGCCAAGCCAAAAGGAAAGCACGAAGATTTTTGTGACGCTTATAGACTTTCTAAATTTTTCAAAAAGTTTGCTAGTTCCAAAACGGAAAGGATGAAAGATGACGAATAAAGAGAAGCTAATAAGAATTATGAGCGATTATCATTCAGGAAATTATGAGGAAGCCTGTAAAATAGCCGACACCATCCTGAAGTCGGTCAGGGTGTGCGATTGCTTATCTTGTATTATAGAAAATAATGTTAGAAGATTTCAAGGATGGGATAAATGCCCTAAATGCAATGGCACAGGGATTTTAATAACCGAAGGAGAAAAACAATGAACATCATCTGGATACCGATCGCAGGGCTTATTGTGATATCCGGAGTAATTGCGTACTCGTGGTATAAAAATTGGGATGATATATTCCCGCCATCTGGTTGCACAGGTGGATGAAATTCAATCAATTTGGAGGCAATATGGAAGAAAAATGTGAACTCTGTGGTTCTTTAGACATTGAATTATTAAAAGGCTATGAAATTAAACTCAAGCAATGTAAAAAATGCCTGACTATTTGGGCTGAGAAGCCTAAGGAGAAAAACAAATGAGATGTGGCGGAACTTCAATAGCGTTGAGAAGGTTAGCTATTTGGTGCTTGATTTTAACGGCAGTAATAATATTTAATTTTTTCATAAAACCAAAGAAAGACACATACACCGAGCTTCATAGAAGGGTTTCAGAGCTAGAAAGAATTATTAAGATTCAACATTCATTATTGAATTATCCGGGTTGAACAAGCCAAAGAATATAAAAAATAAATACTTCCTTGACACAGTAGTATTTAAGTATTAGCATTCAAGTATGGACAGTGCTAATATAAAACCTAAACGCAAATATCATTATACCAAAAAAACCGGGCGGCCTTTAAAATATCATCCCGGGTTATGTAATGATTTAATAAAATTCTTTTCAGTTAAACCTACATTTAAAAATAAAGAAACCGGTAAGCTACAAGCTAACAACACTCCCTTCTTAATTCACTGGACTCAAAAGCATAAAATTGACGTTTGCACGCCGAGCGACTGGGCTTCAAAATATCCTGAGTTTTCCAAAGCCTATGCCAAAGCAAAGCTATTGCAGGAGCAATTTTTGGCAGAGTGTGGGCTAAAAGGTGTTCATAATGCGTTTATGTCAGTAATGGCGCTGAAGAATATCGCCGGTTGGCGCGATAAGGCCGAGATCGAAAGCACATCAACAGTAAAGACCGAGCAGATAATTAATATCAAATTTGAGAATATGTCCGATGAAGAACTTACTGATTTTATTTTAAAGCGGAGAAATTCATATCAGTCAAATCCTAATTGATAGAGCCAAGTTATTTACGGCGTGTGAATCCGATAAGGAATTACAGGTCGCTAATTATTTTAAGTGCAAAAAAGATATTTTATACTTCTTCAAAGAATGGCTTTGGACGTACGATCCGCGCAAGACTCCTTCCGACCGGCCTTTTATTCCTTATCCATTTCAAGAAAAATTCATAATTGATATTAATAATGACATCGAGCAGGGGATCTCGTCATGCACCGAGAAATCGCGCGATATGGGCGTAACGTGGATGATTCTGGCCGTATTCCTGTATCGTTGGTTGTTTTTCAGTGAGAACTTCCTTGTCGGGTCCAAGAAAGAAGAGGACGTGGACACGATCGGGGAAATCGGCACACACTTTGAGAGGTTCCGTTATATTCTCCTTAAACTTCCTGACTGGATGTTGGCGATGTGTGATTGGAATAAGAAGAACTCCGCATATATGAGACTATGGAAAGATAACGGATCCGGCGTTGTCGGGGATTCAATGACTTCTGGATTCTCCCGGCAATCCCGGCATAATGCAATATTACTGGATGAGTTTGCGTTTGTGGATGGCGCAGAGCTGATATATCGTGCGGCCGGGGATAGCGCTCCGTGTAAGATAGCTGTATCAACCCCCAATGGAAAGAATAACTATTTTGCTAAGCTAAGGTTCAGCGGCCAAGTCAAGGTGTATTCGCACCACTGGAAGTTACATCCTGAAAAGGATCTAGTGTGGTATGAAGAGCAGAAGAAAGGGCGATCGGCAAAGGATATTGCTCAAGAATTGGATATAAATTACACAGTAAGCGCTGGAGAGCCGTTCTATTTAGGGTTTTCTAGGGGATTACACGTCAGAAAGATGAACATAATCAAAGAACGCGACCTGATCTTGGGGTTTGATTATGGGTTTAACCATCCGAATTGTTGTATTTTCCAAATTTCTCCGGAAGGAATAGGCATAATTGTTGATAATATTCGCGGCGCAAATCAAACGGCCGATGAGTTTGCTGAATATTGCAAAATATATTTCAACACTCAATGGCCGGGGTATAAGATTTCATATCATAATTACGGGGATCCGGCCGGAAACCAGTCAAGCGATAAAAGTAAAAAGACTTCAGCCATGATATTGAAGGACCACGGTTTTAATGTTTTATCAATTCCATCAAATTCTATCCATGGGAGTTATGCCAATCGTAAAGCGATAATCGAGAGGAAATTGCGGACAATGATTGGATCGTGTCCGTCGTTGGTCGTCAATGACACAAAGAATAATGAGTTGTTTATTGAAGGATTCGAGGGCGGGTATCGTTATCCGGACGCCAATAAGTACGGCGGTGTTGCCGAAAAACCGATACATGATGATTATTATAGTAACGCATTTAATTCATTCGAGTACATCATGGTAAATTTATTTAGGGCCGTTGAAGTCAGCCCGGCAGTGCAGGAAGAGCGCGAGCAAAGAGTCAGAAATTATGCTCACGCTAATAGCAATAGATCCAATGCGGGGTTTGGAGATAAATAAAAATATTATTACCGTGTTGACAGAATTTCTAATTATGATAATGTATTTTTAGGAGGAGAGCCCTTGGATTGGATAATCTCTATAATAAAAAAATGTATCGACGAGAAATTAACAGGTTCGATAACGATAAATTTTTTTAATGGAGGGATATCCAGCATAAAGATTTCGCAGGAATTAAAAAAAAATAGCAATGTCTTAAAGATTTAGTATTTTTGTAGGGGGATAATCTAAAAGACGGATGCCCATATTACCAATACGGTGATATGGGTTTTTTTATTTTAAAGGACACTATGACAAAAACAAACGAGAATAAAGATATTGATGTCGATGTCGATTACGAATTACGCCCACAGACCCCAGAAGAAAAAGAAAAGAATGAAAACCGAGAAATTCCTGAATATAAAATCAAATTAGATTTAAGCGCAGATCAGATAAAGCTGTTGACAGAGCAAGTCAGCCTTGAGTTTAAGGCCATGCAAGATGAACGGGCAACGTTAGGACTGGAGGATAAGTGGGAACGCGCGGATAGCCAATACGATGGGGATATTTCTACTGACGTGAATATTGATTTTGATTTAGACGTAAGAGAATCAAAAATAAAGAGTGATGCGATTGTCCGGTCCATCAATGAGGCCTTTCTCCCCGATGACGGAGATATGATTGATGTCAGTCCGCGTCCTGAAACATCAAAAAAGAACGGGTTCGAGATTGCCGAGAAACAACAGCAATTTCTTGATTTTGCTATGGACGAAGAAATTCGGCCGCATATCCCGTTTATGAAGATTGCAAAGAGTTCCGTCAATAAGTTTGTTGGAATTGGTAAGCTAGTGTGGAGTTATTGCCAAGAGATCAGGCGCAGGGAAGAGAGTTACGCCGCGGAAATAGAGATTGTTGGCCAGAATCCTCAGACGGGTGAGCCGATAATCGATCACGTCGGGCTCAAGAGGTTCTTACAGACCTACCCGGACGCCCCAAAACGCTATAAAACGCAAGTCAAACAGTTGTTAGAAGGCAAGGATATAAGCATTGTTGTCCGCTACAAAGAATGTATCCGCAATAATCCTGAATTAAAATACATCAAAATAAAAGATTTCTACGTTCCGAACGCAACGGAATACGCGGAAGGGCTAAAGACAGCGCATTGCATTGTCGAGAGAAAGTCTTACACCTACTACGAATTAAAAAAATTAGAAAAAGAGGACGAGTTCTCCAATGTCGATGCGCTGTTAAATAAGTCCGAGGATGGTGCGGTCGTTGATAATGATAAGACCAAAACCTATGATGTCCTTGAAGTAACGACGTATTTCAAATTAAATGAGGAGGACGACGAAGAAACAAAGATCAAGTGTTGGTTTGGCGAAGAGAAACTTGCGGAGTCGGGCGGATTTTTAGGCGCTATTCAATATCCGTATTATGCGATAGATTGCGATTATATCCCGTTTTATACCGTATTGAATGATGACGGGTTCTATGGCGGATGTAAGAGTGTCATGGATGACGTAAGAAGCGTTCATATCGCGCAGAACGCGCTATTAAGCCTGATGTTACAGGGGATTTACATTCGAGATACTGTTACGCCGATCGTCAAAGAAGGCTCAACAATAGAGGCTCAATTCTTAGAGAAAACGTTTAGGACCGGAACACCGTTAAGCGTGGATGCGCTGACAGATGATGTGAATAAAGGCGTTGGGTTTGTTCAATATCCGTCCATGGATATTCAGGGTGGTTTGATAATAATGGAAAAAGCGAAACGGATAGGCAGTGATGTTTCGCGCGTGACTGATTTAATAACCGGTGGAGAAAGCAAGACTGATCCAAACGCACCGGCACAAAAAACAGCTATGTTATTACAACAGTCCGGGATCGGGATTAGGGATTATATCAGGGTCTTTTTGCCATCGTTCAATATTTTTGCTTCTTATTTATTACAATTATATTATCAAATGAATACTGAGGACCGGAAGTATAGGATTCGGCAAAAGGGTAAGCAAGTCACCGGCCAAGATGTTTTCGCAGATATAAAGCGTGAAGAAATGATTGTTAAGACGAATATCCAGAGCCGGGCGACGGCATTCGCGTTTGATAAAGCAAACGAGAAACGGGAAGCTCTTGCGGCGTATCAAACAGTCATGGCAGATCCATATGCCGCGCAGATACCAATGATTAAGTTCAAGGCATTAAAAACCTTATTAAGCACGTTTGGGACAAGGTGGAAAACGTTAGCAGATACGGATCTCCCCAATCCGGAACAATTAAACCAGCAAATGCAAGCTGTCGCGGCGCAGACGGTTCAATTATTGTTTCAGCAAGCTAAAATGAAAGAAGGCGTTACGGGGGTCCGGCCGAATCCCCGGGAAGTTATATCACAGGCCCCGGAAGCTATACAGCGGGCACAGGCGGCAACGTATGATCCACGATTGGCGCCGGAAGAAGAGGAAAAACAATGAATCCTTTTGACTTCAAAACAAAGAAACGAACGGAAGAAATAAAGAAACGTGAAGAATCTTTAAATTCTGATATTAAAAGGATTGCTGAATTAGCGCGCGGTTGTTTGAACATCAAGGAATTTCAGGGATATAAGATAGAATATCAGTCGCTTGAAGCGAAGGTTATCAACGAATTGTTGGAATATACGTCGCAATGGCAGAGGGATAATAGCGCAGATTTAAGCAAATACGCCATGAGGGTAATGATTTTGCTGACGAAATTAAATTCATTGAGGATAATTATAAGCGGTGTTGAAAGTGATGCTAAAAGGATAAGTGAATGAGCGAATATAGAAACATGATAAATTCCGCCGATGATGCTGAGCGAGTTTTGAGGGAACGCAAACCCATCAATACAAAGATTGAAAAAATAAAAGTCAATCATGCGGAGTTTGCTTCATTGACTATCAAGATTTTGGCCGGGATAAAGATAGATCCCTTTGTTCGCAGGGTAATGACGTTAAGGGTTATGGGTCCTTTGATCACAGGCCACGAGAAGTCGCATATTGCGATAGCGTTAGAGCTAGGTGCAAGCGTGACGGATGTTGTAGATGCAGAGAAATACGGTGTTACTGTTATTGAATCATTTATGAAGAAAGTCAGTAATAACGATTTTATCAATAAATTTAATCGCGATGATGCGGTTGACAGGGCAGTTAAACAAGAAATGGACAAATCCGCCGGAGAAATGCGGAATCCAAAAGGAGGAAACAATGTTACAGAAGCTAATACAGAAGCTAATTAGGATGTTAGGCAATAACCGAGGGGAAGTTGGAGAAACAAAAGAAATCGACCATGAATCCATAGCTAAACAAGCCTATGAAGAAATCGCGGCGGAGAAAGAAGGACGCGAGCCCAAGGATCTTCTATCTAAACCTTCAAAGAAGGAAGAAAAGAAATCCGAGGAAACTCAAGATATTTCTGAAGAAACGCCTAAAGATACGGATGATGCCGAAGAAAAAAAGGCTGAATCCGAGGGGGAAGGGGAAGAAGAATCGCAGGAGGAATCATCGGAAGATGAAAAACCGGATGGCGAGGAAACCGAACCCAAGGTGGAAACTAAGCCCACAGAGGACGAGGACACTAAGATACAGGCTCATGCTGAAAAGCATGGGATGTCTTATTCCGAAGCCAAAGAGGACTTAGAAAAAACTGTTGAAATATTGAAACAGTTTAAAAATAGCCCGGAAGAAATGGCCCGAGCTATTCGCAATAAAGATCGGGAATATTATAAGCTCAAGAATGAACACGAAAAGGCCACAAAGAAACAAGAGCCGGTATTTAAGCGCAAAACTGATGAAGAAGTCTTTGCGTATTTAAAAGAAAAAATACCGCAGAACCAGAAAATTCTTGATGATTATAAAAAAATGTTCCCGGCCCGGTGTGAATTATTGAGCGATGAAGCTATTGTCGAAGAAATCGCCGCTAAACACCTTGAGATTTACCGCAAGAACGCCGACGTTAAAGAAGCCGAGTTAAAAACAAAGGCTGAAAACAAACGTATTGAGCTATTAAAAGGAATTGCGGTAACAGATCGGAAGTTTTTGCCTGAAGTTAAGGCCTTTCTTTCAGAAACTCAAGATGAAACCTTGCTTGATGATGAGTTCGACATGAAAGATGTTCTAACTTATTCAAAAGGTAAGAGATACGACGTCGATGTTAAAGACGCATACCAGCGCGGGCTTAAACAGTCGAAAGAAGGCGCTGAAATCATCGGAGTCAAAGGCGGCTCTTCTGGTGGATCAAAACCATCAGGAAAAGTTTCAGCTGGCTCTACGCTAAGCGCTCAACAAAAAGAAATTGCAACGTTGATGTATGGACATTTTTGCGACACAGAAGAAGATTGTTTCAAGATGTTCAAAGAAACGTTTGCTGATGAATTAAAGAAAAATTCTAAATTCGTTAGATAAAGTAAAGGAGTATATATATGAACGATCAATTAAAATACGGACCGGTTAAAGGCGAGGAATCTGCTGTTAAAGTTCCGATGCTTGTTACAACGGCTGAAACGTTTAGAGCGAAGTCTGGACGATTCGTTACGTTGAATACAACCACTGGTGCGGTGGAAGTCGCTGATGCAGGCGAAACTCTGTTATTCGGATGGGCAGAAGCCCCGGATAGCGGAAGTAGCACAACTGCGGCCAATTTAGAGGTCAATGTTATTCCCGCGATGGGTTGTAGTTGTATTTTCCGAATCCCTATCATTACCGGAACGCTTACAAGAGCGATGTTCGGAAAGACGGTTGACCTTGTTCGTTCTACCGTCGGATCAGAAACATTGATACAGGGAGCGGATTTAACAGCGTCAGGTGAGGATTGCCTTTTGATTGTTGGTGGAGATATTGAAGGCAATCATTACGTCGATGTTATGTTTACGCCTGAAAAAGAAACAGGAAGATCAGGTGTTGTTTAATCTTTAAATAAACAAGAACAATACGACGTAAGTCGTTGAAAGGATAAAAACTATGGCAGGAATTAAGAATGACCAACAGGCCGCCTATCTTAAAGATATGTATAAATATGAGCGAATTGGCGAGACCTTGAAAGAAGTGCAATACCCGAAGATTTACAAAGTAATGAATGGAGCTACAGGTTCAGGCGATAAATTCACTCAGAAATTATCAGCCGGGCAATTAGAGCGCCACACGGTTGAAGGGCAAGAAATATCTTTTACGTCTCCTCGTGAAGGGTGGACAACCCGCGTTAAGTATCATACCTATAGCGCAGGGTTGACTTTCAGCTATGAGGCCGTAAAAGATACAATCAAGATGGCCAATATCGTGAAAGACTTTGCCGGAACTTGGGGCGATGAAGTCGCGGTTGCGGAAGAAAACCTTGCGGTTCGCGCGTTCAATAATGGCGGCGATTTGTTAGGCGATTTCGTTTTCAATGGTTCCTATGAAGGTGAAACAGACGCAAGCGGCAATATGCTTTATGACAGTAAGCCGTTTTTCAATCTCACTGGTAATACCAATACCACAAAAGGCGGCGGAACGTATTATAATTCCGTGGCTTCAGCTTATGCGGCGGGGGCGATTTTGCCTTCTCATTTTTCGACGCTATATGCTTTAATGACGGCGACGAATAACCGCGATGAGTTGGATAGACCGACACGCAACAAGCCGGATACAGTTGTTTGCAATCCCGGCGCGGATTATGATTCAATCTGGACGATTTTAAATTCTGATCAGATCGCCAATTCCACAGCTAACGATAAAAACGTTCACAAGGGGCGTATTAAGAATATCGTTGAGTGGGATTATCTAGACGAATCTGCTTGGTATATGGGTAAAGCGAACTCCGATTTAATGACATTCGAGAAACGTCAGGTACCTGAAATGGATTTCTTTGAGTGGAAGAAAACCAAAGGGTATTTGGCGAGTATTGTTTGTCGTTTTGGTGTTCATTTTAAACCCGGATGCCGCAGATTGTGGGTTCGTGGTGGAGGCACAAGCGCGTAATGCGTAAAAAAGGTTCTTCTCCTGAAGTGTTTGGTACATCCCCTCTCGGCTATAACGGCCGGGATGGGAGTACCGAAGTTGAAATCCCGTTGGTTTATGATAGCCGGGCAGGAAATTATATTTCAAAGCACTCTGTTGTGGATTTAGACAACGACGATATTACAATAAAACGCAGAGAAAAAACTTTAAGAGAAGAAACTTTTAGACGTAAAATTGGGATAAAATAAAAAGGAGATGGATTATGGCTTATAAGAAGAAGATCCTCGCAGTTAAACAAGATGCCCCAGTTTCTATGAAGGAAGAAGTCTTTGACGAAAAAGTAAATACCGTTGAAGAAGAAATCCAGAATAAGGTTCGAGTCCGACCAAGCGGTAATTGGAAAAAAGTATCGCAGTCGGAATTAGAATCTCTCGAGAAACAAGGGCTTCTTAAAGGCTATGATCCTGAAACTCAAGAAGCACTTATAAATAATAAGGAGGCGTAAGATGAAGAAATATTTTTATATCATCCTTGCCGTCCTGTTATTTGTATCTATTCCGGCGCTTGCGGCAACCCGTATTGATATGCTTGGATTTCCAAATTCGAGCAATATAAGCCCAGTTGAAGTCGATAGCGATAGGGTTGTTTCTATTGCCAACGATTCTGGCTTAAAACTTCCGTATGAGCGGGCCACAGCTTCAGATACATTAACAGCGGCAGATTCAGGAAAGACTATTTCTGTAAATTGCCCGGCAGGAGACTGTGAATTTGATTTGCCGGATGCTAAAGCAGGGATGTTTTTCAGGTTTATTAATGAATTAAGAACGGCCTTTATTGTTGATCCGGGTGCGTCTGATTACATCAGATGGAGTGGAGATACGGGAGATGGCAGTGTTTTGGCCGTCGGTCAATCAATAAAAGGAACTGGTGACACCTATTCGACATTAACAATATATTGTACACAAGATAATTATTGGACTGTTGAAGAGATGTTAGGGTTCAAGGCGAATTAAATATGACTAAAAAACTTATAGCCTTATCAATGATAGCAATACCGTTCTATGAGATCATTTTGTATTTCTTCATACCGGGCAGGACTTATCCTGAATTTCACGATATGTGGTTTACAAAAGATTTTATAGCGATGGCGTGCTCATTATTGATAGGGCTATATGTTTTAGCAACGGAGGGATTTAAGCCGATTAAAGAGCCATTTTTATTTGGGTTCTTGATTTTTCTTGTTTTTAATATTTTTAAGATTCCTAACGGCATAATCCCGCTGGGAGGCATTAACTTAAACGGGTTATGGAATTACGCACCAGCGTTTCAATGCTTGGTGTTTTTTATTTTATTTATAGGGGTTATCAGTTCTTCTCAAATAAATGAAGATCTTTTATTTAATATCGCGAGGTGGTGCGGATTTGCTATGTCGGCATATATGATATTGCAAGCAATTGGGGCGGATCAGATATTCAATTTATTCCCCCCTGAGGTTGTTCTGGAGACAAGAAATCCGTTAGTCGGCGGAACAATAGGACAGGCGACGTTAAGCGCGCCGTTTATTGTTATGTGTTTACCCTTTCAGATGAGAAGGAATACTATTCTTCCCGTTGTTTCAGCAGTAGCCGTCTGGTTGTCTGGAAGCGTTGTTGCTATGGGTGTGGTAATAATTATTTTGATTTTAAAGGCGATGAAAAAGAAAAATATCTTAAATAAAAAATATATTTTTATTTTAATTGGGGTATGTATCGTTCTTTTAGCGTTATCCTTTTCATCAAAACTAAGTTTCTTCAATGACAACGGACGGTATAACTTTTGGGCGAAAACAATAGGACATATCATCCACGATAAAATTATTTTAACCGGCGCAGGGATAGGCTCATATAAATTTTTATTTGCGGTTAAACACGGGAACGCATGGTATCAGGCGCATAACGAATATCTGCAATTATTATTCTCGACGGGAATTATAGGATTTACTCTTATGTTTTTATTTATAAAGAATATTTTTACTCGTACGGTTAAGTGTCTTAATGATTCCAAGACGTTCATGGTTTTTCTTTCGATTTTATCTGTGCTGATATGCGCCGGAGGAACATTTGTTTTTCAATTAGCCCCGTATCAGTTTTATTTTGTTGTGTTTCTAGGGATACTTTATAAAAAAACAAGAGAGGTGGATTATGCCGGAAAATGACGAAATAGCTATTGAAAGCCTTGCCGCCGAGATTCAAAGTCTTATCGGCCAGAAAGAAGAAATCATAAAACAATATGGGCTAAAGTATAAAGAAATCGACGCTGAGTATAAAGAACTTGTCGCAAAGCGCGATGAGGTGTTTAAAGAAATCAAGAGTGCTGAGAACGCAAAGATAGAGGCTAAACGTATTGTTGATGCCGCAGAATTTAAGGCTAACCAAATATTATCTTCTGCCAATAACGAGAAAGAAAAAACAGAAAAAGCTATTGGCGAGATAGCGCAAAAGATAATTTTAGATGCAAAGATCCTCATGTCACAGGCGGAAGGGGTTATGGTTGACGCAAGAGAGTTTAAGTCAAGCGCGCAAACTGACGCCATTAAAGCATCTAATAATCTTGCTGAAGCCCGGGTTGTTAGAGACAATGCGGACAAAATTTTTGTTGCCGCTTCCCAAAAGGAAAAGAATGCTGACCTACTCATAACGGCCAATAGCGATTTTAAAAAAAAATTAGACGCTCAATCCTCCCGGCTAGATAGTCGGGAAGATTCACTCAATATTCGTGAAGAATATTTAAAGAATAAAGAGCGTGAATTAGACGGCAAGACATCTTCCGTCACTGAACAATTAAGGATCCTTCAAAAACAACAATATGATTGTTCAGATATTGAAAAAAAGTATTCGATTATGATTTCAGAGTTTGAGGAACAGAAACAACCGTTGCTTGACGCCTTAAAAAAGCAATCTGAGGATAATATGTGGAGATCCCGCGAGCTTGACTTAGGGTTTGAGAAGCTCAAAAACGATAATCAGGTGTTAAAATCCGAACAATCTAAAATTAAGGCAATTCAAAAAGAAATTTTAAACAAAGGAGAATAATATGTATTTAGGCGGAGCAAGTGATGTTTTAAAGTATGACGGATCAACGAATATTATCCCAGTGGCCGGAGAAGTAACGGTTTATACCAGATCGTTTAAGATGAGTTTTGCTACTTTCTTTGGGATATGGGTTAAATCCTTATCTACGGCCGGAACTCCGAACATTAAAGTCGAGTTAGAGGAAAGTTATACAACGCCAACGACTGAAGGAAGTGCGGAAACAGACCTTTATGTTGAACCGGATGGGTTTGATGATATTTTTTCGGAGATTAATGATGCGTTAGCGCACATTAAAACGATTTCTCCGGTTCCTATGACTTATGGAAGGTATAAAATTACCGGGCTTACAGGAAATCCCGCAGATACGGTTGTTTACATTAAGAACTTTTTACAAGAGCAGGTGTAAAATGAGAAAATATCTACTTATTTTAATTGCCGTATTCAGTATAGGCTGGGCTTCAGATGGTGGCTGGGATTTAGGTTCGTTCTTTACAAGGACGATAAGATACGCCACAGAACGAATGACGGCCAGCGACACGATTACTGCCGGAGAATCAGGCAAAACGTTTTCTATTTATTGCCCGGGAAGTGTGTGTGAATTTGAACTTCCAACGGCACAACCGGGAATGAGCTTTACTTTTCTTTCTGAATCACTCAAGTCTTTTAGCATTGATCCTGCATCAACGGATATTATTCGATGGAGCGCCCCATTACTCGCGGCCGGACACAAATTAACATCTACCGGCGAAACGTACGACTCTATACGGATTATATCAACACAGGCGAATTATTGGACAGTAGAGCCGATTAACGGAACATTTAATGACGGCGGAGATTAATGATAAAAAAGGTTTTAATCCTTTCAATATGTATCTTCTCTATTGGCTGGACCTTTGAAGGGGGTTGGGATCCCGGCAAAATTCCAGCCGATAGAGTTTCTACAGATATAACTAACTTCAACGGAAATCTTTCCTCAGCAGATACTACCGTTCAAAAATCATTAGATACGTTAGATAATGTTAGTGTAACTGGACTGTCCGGCTGGACACGAACGGGAACGAATGTGTTGTTGACGACCTCGACGGATAACGTGGGGATAGGAACTTCTGTTCCTCGCCAAAAGCTAGATGTTATTGGTAGTGCGTTATTTAGTGGGAACGTCGGCATCGGCACGTCAATTCCTACGGGCAAACTTGAAATTGTCGGTGGCGATGTTCGTGTTGGCACAGGAACTTTCAACAATTCCGGCGCATCAGATGATTTATACGTTACGGGGAATTTAGAAATTGATGGGATATATTATGGGAATGGGTCGGGATTAACAAGCGTTCCTCAATTATGGACGAATGTTGGGAACAATTTATATCCTACTACGATAGCGAATAATGTAGGGATAGGCACGACGACAATATCAAACACGTTGACGGTTGAAGGGGCAACGGGCGGGATTGATATAAATTATAGGACGCTACCCATTGCCGCAGATTCTTATGTTAAATATTTAGACCATTACACCGGAGCAGACGGGGCGACGAGCCATACTCCGAATATCGGTAGCGCATTAAATTTTGTAGGAACGGCGCAAATTGATAACGCTTGGGGTGCAGTGGCTAGCCCAACATCCGTATTACTCGACGGGAATAGTGATTATGTTTATTCAGATACCGCACTAGATTTTTCAAACAGTAATTTCTCAATAGAATTATGGGTCAAGTCAAATTCAAATCCGGGGATGCAGGATATTATGGAGTGTAAAACAAGTGCGTCAGGTTATCCAAGATTAGATATCGTAAAATATACGGGTGGTCAATTACGGTTTCTGGTTCAAAGCGCTGTGCCAGCTAATATCGCCTCATATGAAACAACAGGGAATGTAATTACGGATACAAATTCGCACAAGATTGAAGTCACTAGAAGTGGGTCTAATTTATTTATTTTGATTGATGGTTCATCCGTTGCTCTAACGACAACGACGGCGATAGGTACGGCTACAATTCCAGCATTTGATAGTTGTTCTTTTGGATGGTCGAGAACGTCAAGTAATTTTTATTGGAATGGGTGGTTTGATGAGAATAGAATATCTATTGGTACTGCACGAAACGTGTCTAATTATTTGGTCGAAACAGTTGAATTTGATCCCAAAGATTCTGTTATAGACAGTCCTTCAATTACATTGCAAACGTCTGGTACTGATAGGTGGACGTTTGGCGGTGATGGCGTAAATTCAAATGCGTTTGTCATAGCCTCATCTGGCGCATTAACTTCAAGCCCTCGATTTACAATAAATACGTCAGGGAATGTGGGTATCGGCACAACTGCACCCGTCGATACCCTTCAGGTTTCCGGCACGTTTTCGGCAAGAACAGCGTCAGGACTTCAAGGGCTACATCAAAATAGCGTTGGTAACGTTGGAATAGGGATGTCAACAGAGGGTGCAAAGCTCGACGTAAATGGAGATATAAAATTAAGCGGAACCGACAATATAATCCTAAATAATAATTGGGTATCGGGCGATGGTGGGGATGAGGGCGTGTTTGTTTTAGCTAACGGGAACGTTGGTATAGGTTCCTCTAATCCAGGACAAAAACTCGATGTTAATGGTACTATCAGGACGGTAACAGGGACTGGAATTATAAGCACGTTATATAACAACACAATCCTTGACGCTACAGGAACAAATACGGCGCTTAGTATAAAGAACAACGCTGGAACTTCAACATTAATGCTTGTTAATTATTCAACGGGCAACGTGGGTATAGGTTCATCGACGGGTATTAACAATAAACTCCAAGTTATTGGTTCAGTCGGGATTGGGTCAACAGCGTATGGAGTATCAGCTCCTACCAACGGGATGATAGTGCAAGGCAACGTCGGCATCGGAACGACGAATCCAAAACATTCGTTAGAAATTATGGGGAAATTAGCTATTACACAATTAGTTGCTCCAACGGTTTCGTCTTGCGGAACAAGCCCTAGCATTATAGCAGGGTCTACGGATTCGTGTGGAGAGGTTACAGTTGGGTCTGATGTCGCTCCTATCAATTCGTGTTTAATAACATTTAACTCGGCATTTTTAAACGCACCGCATTGTTTTATTCAACCTGAATCAGAAATAAAAAATTTCTCGTATGAATCCACAACGGGAACGCTTACAATCCAAAGCACAGACGATTTGGATGGCGTTACTGTTGATTGGTTATGTATTGGATTTTAAAAAAGGAGCCTCTATGAAAACATTTTTAATTGCTATTTTAATACTAATAACTGCTGATTTAGCAGTTGCCCAAGAGGTCAAGACGATTGACGGCGTTCTTTATCGGTGCGAGATTATTGATATTGAAGCCGAGAAGGTCAGGGAAGCCGATCTTGCCAACGAGATAATCGAATTACAGGGCACTGTAGACGCAAAAAAGGCTGTTCTAAACGCTATTGAGGAAAGCAAGAAGCCTAAGAAGGATGAGGAGCCGTTGATTGATGTTCCGATTATCGAGGACACCGTTAGCGGTGTTAATTGGGATGATGTGTCTTATCTTGACGATGAGGTTTACGAAAGGGTTTGTGAGGATGTTCAGAGCACCGATTGCGCTCAATGGAAACGTGATAAGAAAGAAGAAGCGAAGCAAGCAGCCCTAAAAGAATCTAGTGACAAACAGGAAATCGTTATCAAAGTTGTCCTAGAACAAACGCCAGAAGTCACGACAAAAGTAGTTTACGGGGAGGAAAAGTAATGAACCACGAGTTAAACGATTTATGCGTTGAGAAATTTAAAATCCTTGATCGCCATGTTGAAGAAAGCGTTGAGGTGAGGGATGCCGTTAAGGAACATGAATTAAAAATTAAATGGGCTGAAGATACCGTTAAAGCGATAATGAATAGCGCCTTGACAATAAAAATGTCTTTGGCTGGAGTTGTTGTGGCAATCCTTTTGCAGGTCGGTGGATTTATTTATCTTTGGGGTGGGCTTAATAAAACGGTTGAGGTTAATAGCGGTCGATTGAATACTCTTGAAGAAATACATCCAAGATTAGGAACTAATTAAATGAAGTATGACGACGTATTACATGAGGTAAAAAATCTGGCTTGCATAAAGAAGGCAATTATGAAGCACGAATCGGGTAAGAAGCGTAAGTTTAGCCGGAGAACGATTGACTCGTTAAAGACGAATTATATATTTAAGCATAGCCACCTTATCGACACGTTAGTCGAAATGGCTAACCCTAGAAATTTACACAAAACAGTTATCTGCCATGAGGATGATAACTACGAGGAGGTAAAATGAGTGACTTAATTTTGCTTTTCTTGCTGGTAGCATTGTTAATTTACGTTTGTATTAATTGGGATGTTAGGAGGCTAAAATGATAAGAGAAAAAGTTATTGATAAAATTTTAAGTGGTAGGTTCTTAGGCTTTATTATGGTGATTGCGACGTTTTGTTATATTACAACGGTGTCAATTAATGCCGTATTCGGAATTATTAAGATTGACCCTACCACAAAGGACGTTGTTGAAAAAGTAGCCATGTATATTCTGGGTGCATTTACAACAATGGCAATCGGAATGTACAAAGAATATTATGATAGGTCGGATAGAGATAAAACAGAACAACCAAAACAAGGAGGAACAGTATGAAGACGTGGACAAAAATTTTAATTGTATTTATTACTTTTGGGGCTTCAGCGGCGGTCGCTTATGCCGGAACATTGCCATCAATGGCACAGTTTTCAATTCCCTGTTCTTTGTTTTCAGGTGCATTTGGGGCGTTGGGCGCGGCGTTAACAGGGTTTACGCCTACAAAATAGGAGGATATTATGCCGGGATGGGATACAGTAGCAGGATGGATATTTGATAGACTTCCTACAAAACGGGAGGGACTTTTAAATGCAAAAAAGGAAATGGAGAGAAAATATGAAACCGTTAGAAAAATACCAAAAGCGCAACAGTCTAATTCTGATCGTGCTCTTATTGAGCGTATTCCTAAGCGGTTGCGCGAAATCGAAGACGCCCTCTCAACCCTTAAAGCCTAAGCAAATTGAAATGGGTGCGCCGGGGGAAGAAACGGACGTAACGAAGAATTTTTGGTGGGTGTGTGCGGATTCGGATAAATATATTGTGAGGGAAAAATGAGCGAAATAAGCATGGTCTGGGTTATTGGTGGCGGATTTATCGGCGTTGTTGTTGCGGCCGTTATGTATGGACTTGGAGGAAGGGAAGGTGGCCCGGGCAAGGGGATTAGGCGCTTTGGCGCTTCTTTTGTCCTTGCCTTAACAGTCAATCTTTTAGCCATAGCAGTATCGAATTGGAATTGGTGGTTACTTTGCCTATACCCTTTACTTATCGGTCAATTTGTGCTTGGTTATGGCGGAAATTCAGGCATTCCAAAGATGGTTCAAAGGGCGATGATTTCAGTCATTGCTATAGGCACCGGCGCATTTTGTTGTTGGATATTTGGAGGAAACTATTGGCTTCTTATTATTCATGCGTGTATGAGTTTGCCTACGATTATGTTCAGCTTCAAGAATCCCATTGCGGCGGCCGCTGAAGAGCCGCTTGTTTGTGTATTAAATAATTTAATGTTATCAATTTATCCGTTCATTATAAAGGGGTAGGCCATGAAATTAACCAATTTTCTTGACAGAATAAAACTACAGAACCCCAATCTTGGAACGCAGGGGATAACTGATCTTGTTTTAACGGTGATGTTAAACCAAGCCGTTGACCAAACGAATATTCTGGCGCAAGTTTATAAAACTTTTACGGATTTTAATATTGAGGCAAATAAGGCTCTTTATGAACTTTCAACGATTGCTCCATTATTTCTTGGAACAGATAAGCGCCGGACGAGATTTAAAAATAGTGACGATGAGTGGACTGACTTAATTCCAAAGACCGAGAAGTGGATTTCTGAACAATACCCGGATTATCTTGACGCCGGATCTGTTGACATCCCTGATTATTATTGTACAGAAGGAAATGAGTTAAGATTATATCCGCCGCCAAAGACGGCATACACAAATGGCGGAAGGTTATTTCATTTGAGAAAAAGCGTTGAAATGTTAAATAACGACCATTATCCATGGACGGGAAGCAGTGTTGAGATAACAGCGTTCATTCCGCTGGATGATGCGATTCTGGCATACGTTCGTTGGAAACTTTCTCCTCAGTTTGGGAACGTTAGCGATGTTGATTTAAGGTATCGAGAGTTTGTTTCAGAATGCGCGAAAGGCGCTGAGAAAATAAAAACGCGCAGGGATTTAACAAGCGATATTGATTATGGGTTAAAAACACAATGAAAAAAAACGCATTAATAATTATTTTTATTTTATTCTGTGGCTTATCTTTCGCTCAAGAAGTACCGGTTGGGAAAGACCAATTCTACGTCTTGGACAATTTTAGCGATATGATAAAAAGCCATATTTCACCGTATATTTTAAAGGACGGTTCGGCTGTTCAGGCTTTGAACGT